CGAAATATTGCAATTGACCAAAAAAATATTCTTAAAACAAAACAAGCGCAATGGTTACTGTATTCAATCACTTTAAATTTAAATCTAATTAGCCAACCGACACAATGGAATTAGAATATTTAAAACATAACGAGAAATTTTTATTAAAGCAATTGGCTATATTGCAGGATAAAGTAAAGATTTATAAGAAACAATTATCAGAAACTAAAAAACAAATAAAGAAATGGAAAATTTAACACATTGGAAAAAATGTACGGATCAAAAATACATTGGAAGTTATGACTTTCAACCAGGACAAGAACTAAAAGTAACTATTGAAAAAATAGAGAATGTAAATATTGAATTATTTAATGGAAAGAAGCTTGAAACAAAAAATTGCATTTTAGCGCATTTCAAAGGAGCTAAAAAGCCAATGATTCTCAATAAAGAGAATATGAAGGTAATTACAAAAGTAGCAGGATCACCATACATTGAGCAATGGGTTGGTAAGGAAATTACTTTATATGTAACTAAAGTAGCTGCATTTGGTTCTATGGTGGATGCAGTAAGAGTAAAATTTATACGATAATATGATAGATAATTTAATATTTAGAAGCAGCGCAACAGGTGGCCTATGTGGTAAAACAGGGCTTGGCGCAACAGGTGAGAAGCTTGCAATTAAAACGTATTTGCAGAAGCGTTATGGTAGATACAAAGAAATTACAAATAAATATCTTGAAAAGGGTATTGCTTGTGAAGATGCTGGTATAAAAACTTATAATAGCCTATTTAATACGTATTATGTAAAAAACGATACACGTATTTACAATGATTTTATTACAGGTGAATGTGATATTGATACAGGTGATAGTATTATAGACATCAAAAATAGTTGGGATTTATTTACTTTCCACGAATCTAAAACGAGTGATAACAAATTATATGATTGGCAAGGCCAGTGCTATATGGAGTTGTACGATAAGCCAACATTTCAATTAGTTTATGTTTTAGAAGATGCACCTGACTTAAATATCTTTAAGGAAATAAACTATGCTGGTGAAATTGAAGAGTGGGAAGAGGTGCAAATTATAGCAAATATGGTTTATTCTCAATCAACATTTGATAGGCTTATTGAAACTCAAGGATTGGGTGGCGATGTAAAAACTGATAAAGCAATAAAAAGTTTTATTGAAATTCCTGCAAGTGAAAGATTGCACGCTAAACAATTTAGTAGGGATTCAACAAAATACGAATTTATTAAAACAAGAATAAACGAAGCAAGAAAATTTTTAAAATCAATATACGAATAATGGAAATCAAAGGTAAGATCCTTCAAATCGGAGAAGTAAAACAGATTAGTGATAAGTTTAAGTTGCAACCAATTTTAATTGAAACTGAGGGCCAGTATCCTAAAACAGTACAATTGCAATTAGTACGCAAAGCAATTGAGCAAATTCAATATTTGCAAGGTGGCGAAGTAAAAACATTTAGCTTTGATGCTGAATCAAGGGAGTTTAATGGTAAATATTATACCAATTTAAATTGTTTTGAAATAAGTTAGGTAACTAAAACAGGTAAGTGTAATCAAAAAAGTGGTGAAAAATTATTTTAAAATATTTAAATTACAAAAAACGTAAAATAAAATTTTTTCCTAAAATTACAATTACACTTACCTTTTATGACTTAGATACTAATAAAATCAATAGCTAAGGTCAGGTAAGTATAAAATATAGTATAATGATTACACTTACCTAATTATTTAGAATAAATCTAAATAGTAAATAAATTAAAATAAAGTAAATAAATAGTTTACTTTTGGAATATTATAAAATGTGTTATGAAGTAGAGATTTGTAACACATTCTTTTAAAGTGTTGTTTTCATAAAACAATTAGCCCCAATTCTCTCTACGTTTTGGGGCTTTTGTTTCTTATAAATTATTATGAACATATCGTTATTCAAATCAGTAAAAGATACATCTTCACCATTTAATAAACCAGTACAAGTTGCATTAGATAGAATAAAAAATGGAGCTTCAAAGGAATTAAACTTAAAAATTAGAGAATCTAATGACAAGGAAATACAAAAAAATTTAAAATATAAATTGCCTGGTGTTTGTTTTAATGGAACTTTTACCAATAGAAGCATAAAAGGATTAGATAAAAAGTCAGGATTAATTATATTAGATTTTGATGGTTTTGAAAATAAAGAATCCGCATTACAATATAAAGAAAGATTAAAAGAGGATGCCTATATATTTGCAACTTGGATAAGTCCATCAAATATTGGAGTAAAAGTATTAGTTAAGATTCCAATTGAAGGCGAACATAAAGGATATTTTGATGCTTTAAGATTACATTTTAATTCTGAACACTGGGATGTAAGCAGTTCAAATATTGATAGATTTTGTTTTGAGTCATATGATCCTAATTTGTTTCAAAACAATAATTCAATGTTATGGAGTTTGTGCGAATTACCTGAATCAGATGAAATAGGAACAAGTAAACCATTTATATCAATAAAATCAGATAATCGTATTATTGAGAATTTAATGAAGTGGTGGAATAAAAAATATGGTTTTGTTCAGGGCCAAAAGAATAATAACCTATTTAAGTTAGCTGCAGCATTTAATACATTTGGAATTAATAAGAGTGAATGTGAACACGTTTTAAACCAATTTTGTAATGGTAAAAATGATAAAGAAATACAACAACTAATTAATTCAGCATATAAAAACGTAGCTGATTTTAGAACAAGGTTTTTTGAAGATAAAGATGTAAAACAAAGAATTGAAAAACAAGTAAAAGCAGGATCTACTTTAAAAGATATTGCTAATTCATTTCCTGGAGTAGATAAAATTGAAATTGAAGCTAGTATAAATGAAATAAAAGAAAATAATGTTAGTGATGATTTTTGGACTTATGATAGAAATGGAAGATGTATATTAAGCGCACATCAATATAAATTTTGGTTGCAATCAAAAAACTTTAGTAAATACTTTCCAACTGATTCAAATACTTATACTTTTATACGTAAAGAAAAAGGATTAGTTGAAGAAACTAATGATAAAAGAATAAAAGATTTTGTATTATCTGAATTGTTAAAACGTAATGACATTGGATTCCTTCCATACGATATGATGGCAAATACAACTAAGTATTTTAGTAATGATTTTTTAGCTTGCTTAGAATCAACTGAAATGGCTATAAAAGAAGATACATCTGATACATGTTATATTTATTATCAAAACTGCACTGTTGAAATAAAAAAAGATTCAATAAATACTATTGGGTATGAGAATATTGAAGGTTATGTTTGGAAAAAACAAGTTATAAATAGAATATATGAGCAATCAGATCACCACGAAAGCGAATTTAGGAAGTTTTTATGGTTAATTAGTGGTAAGAACATTCAGCAATACAATAGTTTTAAATCAGTTATAGGTTATTTGCTACATAGCTTTAAGACTAGTGCAAACAACAAAGCAATAATATTTAATGATGAAACAATAAGTGATAATCCTAATGGTGGGAGTGGTAAGGGTTTGTTTTGGAATGCACTTGGTAAAATGAAAAAAGTTGCAAGTATTGATGGTAAAACATTTGAATTTACAAAATCATTTCCTTACCAAACAGTTTCAACTGATACTCAAATACTAATTTTTGATGATGTTAAAAAGAACTTTAGTTTTGAGAGCTTATTTAGTTTAATTACTGAAGGAATCACATTAGAATATAAAGGCCAGGATGCAATAAAGCTTCCAATAAATAAAAGCCCAAAAATATTAATTACAACTAATTATACTATAGGTGGAGTTGGTGGATCATTTGAGCGCAGAAAATTTGAAGTTGAAATGAGTAGTTATTTTAGCAATAAATATACACCTGTAGATGAATTTGGACATCTACTATTTGATGATTGGAATGAAGCTGAATGGTCAAGGTTTGATAATTATATGATTCAATGCTGCCAATTTTATTTAATAAATGGATTAATTAAGAATGATTTTAAAAACTTAGAAATAAGAAAGTTTATTAAAGAAACATCATTTGAGTTTTATGAATGGGCTAATACTGAAACATTGCCATTTGATATTAGATTACCTAAAAATGAATTATTTGATATTTTAACTAATGATTATTCAGATTTAAAGAAATGGTTACAAAAGAAAACATTAAATAGGTGGATTAAAACTTATTGCGAATTTCATAAATACGAATACAAAGAAGGTAAGTCTAATAATAATTTGTGGTTAGAAATAAATAAACCTAAAGGATCATTTGAAAATCCAATAAAATTTGATATATGAAAGTATTAAGAGGTTACCAAGAACAAATAAGTAAAGATGCAAATGATATTTTAAAGCGTTTAGGCTTTGTTTATTTAGCACTTGAGGTAAGAGTAGGTAAAACTGCAATTGCATTAAATACAGCTCACATATATGGTGCAAAAAATGTTTTATTTGTAACTAAAAAGAAAGCAATTAAATCTATTGAAAATGATTATATTGATTTTGGATTTAACTTTAATTTGACTGTTATAAATGCTGAAAGTTTACATAAAGTTACAGGTAATTTTGATTTAATAATAAGCGATGAACATCATAAA